GCGCCAGGATGAAACCAGCGATTGTGCGTGCCGATTTGCGCATTCGCTCCTCCTAGTCTTCCTATCGAACCCGACCGGCCGTTCGACGTCCTTGCTCGTTGAGCGGGCCAGCGATCCTACGCCGTATTCTTGCCCTCTGCTACCGGACGTTGCGGCTGGTTTCCCCCGCGCCGGCTCTATCGATGGCCTCCTGGGTAGTGGGCGACCAAAAGCTGCTGAAATAGTCGGCCAGGGGGTTCGCGGAGGATTGGGCGATCCCTGCTCCGGCTCCGATATTGTCCACAATCGCTCGGCCCTGTCCCGCCGGCCGAATAACCCGGGCAACGAAACCCGGATGGAGCGGGTGCCCCGGAAGGGTCGCATTGAAGACGTAGCGCGCACCGCTGCGGGGGTCGGTCATGACGAAGGATTGGACCGGGCTCCAGAACCAGGACGCAGGCCCCTGGCCGGGCGGTGTGGCATTGTTGCGCGTCCCTTGCGGCGTCGCCGGTTGATCTTCTGCGCCAGGCGCCGGATCGTCGGTCAGGGCTTGCAGCAGCCCGGCCATTCTCGGCGCTTCCACCGACTTGTTGTAATAGTGGAAATCCGGATCGGAAGGGCCGAGCCGGTCCGGCCAGTCTTTCCGTTGCGCAAAGGGCGGCGTGACCAAGCCGGTGCCCGGGATGCGACAGGTCACCATGCCGTCGCTGGCGATACAGACATCGCGGCCGAAGCGGCGCTCGATGTCCGCGCTGTCGCGAGGCAGGGCCAGCGGCTGGGATCGCAGGGTCTCGTCGACGGATCGCGAGGGACGGGCGGCGTCGACGGCGAATTTGAGCGCTCGCATTCCCCAGTCGATGGCGCGCTCGTAGGCCGTCATGGAATCATCGTCGGCCGCGGCGGATCTGGACCTGTTGGCGAGGGCCTGAAACAGGCCGATGGGATAGACGGGAGCCATGGTGCTTCACCCGATGATGGCGGCGGCAAAGGTCTTGTCGGCGTCGGCGCTGTTGGCATGGGCGAGCGTCGCCGCGCCCTGCGTGCGGCCCGAGACATAGAGGCCGCCCAGCGCGCCGGCCGCATGGGCCGTCAGCGGCATGAGGAGGATGACCGAGGCCGGGCCGATGCGCTCGTCCTCGAATGTCGTGCTTGTCAGGCCGGCGGCGAGCGTGACGGTCGTCGTCGCATTGAGCTTGCCGGCCTGAATGCCGCGGATCACGTCATAGACGCGCTTGAGATAGGCCCAAAGCCCGGCCTCGCCGCCCGCACCGATCGGCGGCGGCAGCGGCTTGAATGTCGCGCTCATCTTGTCCCCGACGCCCTGAATTCCGGCTCGATGCCCAGGATGTGCGAATAGCTCTCGCCGGCATCGATCGCGATCCGCGCCCGATGGAACCGCGCGTCCCGGCGCGCCGGGCAAAGGCCGTTATCGTTCATCGCCACGGCCACCCCGAACGACACGCTGTCGCTCAGCAGATTGCGCGTGCCGAGCGCCACCGAAGCCGCGGCGCCATCGACCAGCGGCCGAACGCCCGTCACCAGCGAGCGCCGGCCGGGCGTCAGCTGCGCCTCGCCGGTATCCACCGTCGCCGCCAGGGTCGCGCCGTTGAAGAAGCCCAGCTCATGGGCCGGGGTGAAGGCCGCCAGGAACAGCCGGCCCGAGCCGGTGAAGGCCGGATCGTCGAGGCTCAGGCTCGTCGCGTCGAGATTGCCGATCAGCGTGTCGATATTGTCGAGGTTCCAGGAGGACTGGACCATCGCCGAGAGCAGCATGTCGCAGCCGAATTCCGCCCGACTCCAGCGCCCGAGCTGCCAGTGATAGATCAGCGCCTTGTCCGGGTTGCCGGTGGCGCCGCCCACGGACGGATAGCTCACCAGATAGAGCTTGTTGACCGGGTCGACCGCACCGGTGACGCGATGGAGATTATTGAGATCGACCCCATGCTCGGGATGCTCGAAGAAGAAGCGATCGACCTTCTCCGCCCCGATGGGTGTGAGCTGCTGGCCGCCGGCGAGGAGGTAGAACCCGTCATGGGCGAGGAAGAACAGCAGGTTCTCATGCTGCGCCGAGGCCCATTCGGCGAGGCAGCCCTTGTCCTGGGCGATCTTGTCGAAGGTGAAGGTCAGCGGATAATCGGTCCTGATGCCGAGCCGGATGCAGCGCTCCTGCAGCACCACCAGATTGTCGCCGCCGAAGATCCCCATGATCTGCCCGCCATCGGGCATGTCCTGGATGTCGGCCGCCCCCGTCGCCCAATCGAGGTTCTCGACATCCGACCAGCTCACCCGGTTGGAGTTCGAGCCGTCGCGGCCCAGCACCGCCACGTCGCGCGCGACGCAGACATAACGCGATCCCGCCGGCGGCGAACCGGATAGCGCGGCAAAGTTTGTGCCGGCCCCCATCGCGATCGACTGCACCGCGTCGGAACCGTTGACGGCGAGACAGACATCGCCGAACTGGGCGAAGCGCCACATCCCTTGCGCCGGACAGGCATAGGCGCCGCCCGAGCTCCGCGAGAAATCCGACCAGGCCGAGCCGTCGAAGCCGTAAAGCTTGGCCGCGTCGCCGCAGTAGGACTTCACCGACAGATCGGTCGAGCGCAGCGTCACGCCGCCTTGGATTCGGGCACTCGACGCCGCGGCACCCGAGGCCGTCAGGCCCTTGAGCGGCCGGTAGGATTGCGCCGCCGGAATCACGTTCTTGGCCTCGGTCGCCCCCGGATTGCCGAGGGCCGACTGGTCGGGGGTGAACTCGCCGACCGGGATCATGCGCATCGCCCTTTCATTGCTCGCGATCCGATTTCGGTCCTAAACTGAGTGGCGCGGCATTATCCGACCAGGGCCCGATGATTCGCATTCTCACGACCCGGCGTGGCGCCCATACGATCAAGCAGCTTCTCAAGCGGGACGGCGCCCGCCAGAAGGCGCGGATTGAACTCGCGACCTACATGGGCAGGGCCCGGACCGGCGTGAAGGGACCGGCGACCTACGTTTTTGCCGATCTCGAACGCGTCGCGCCGCCGCGTCTGGGCAGCCTCGCCAAGGAGTGGAGCGAGCTCGAAGCCGCGGGCGGTAATCGCCTGCTCAACCATCCGGTTCGGTCGCTGCGGCGCTATGAGCTGTTGCGCACGCTCCATGAGGCCGGCATCAACGAGTTCAACGTCTATCGCCTGGACGAGGTCCGGCGCCCCGCCCGCTATCCGGTCTTCATCCGCCGCGAACAGGAGCATGACGGAGCGATCTCGGCATTTCTGGGAGACCCGGAGCAATATGACCGTGCTCTCGCGGCGGTTGCTGCGCAGCCGGTCTCGCGCGATCATCTGCTGGCGGTCGAGTTCTGCGACACGCGCGATCGCAACGGCATCGTCCGCAAGTATGGCGCCGCCTGCATCGCCGGCGAGATCAAGCCGTTCCACATCTATGCATCGCGCCTGCTTATCGTCAAACACGCCGCCGACGCCATCGTCGATGCTGACATGGCGGCCGAAGAGCTGCGCTATTTCGACGAGAACCCGCACGAGAAGCAGCTGCGCGAGATCTTCGCGCTGGCGCGGATCGATTACGGCCGCATCGACTACGGCTTCCGCAAGGGCCGCCTTCAGGTCTGGGAAATCAATACCAACCCCTTCTGGGTGGTCGATGGCGAGCCCCATCCGCTGCGACTGCCGTTGCTCGAGCGGCGTGCCGAATGGCTGGCCCAGGCCTTCGCCCGGATCGACACGAAATAGAATTGGATTCTGGTTATCCGGATCGGAGCAAGATTCGCGGAGCGTGAGCCAAGCCGATCCGATCTCGCCTCAGGGGCACAGCGTCTTGACGGGCACTCCGTCCTTGAGCGTATACACCTCACGGCAGGGCTTGCCGTCGATCTCGACTCGGCTTACGCCCACATCTCCGGTATAAAAGATTTCCCCGACGGTGGTATGCCCGTCGCCGTTCCAGTCCATCTCGGAAAGGGATAGCCCAGGGCCGAGGATGCCCATACCGATCCCGAAGATCGGATAGCCAATGATGAGCCCAAGGATCGTCAGGCCGATGATCTTTCCTCGCCTCATCAAGGGCCTCCCATCAGCGACCAGGGCGCATTGGGATACCATCGCTTCTTGTCTGGGTCAGCCGGACGGAACTGATAGCCGTCGCCGTCGATCAGCCCGTTATAGACGAGATTATCCCTGAGCCCCAGCGGCAAGAGGCTCCTCGTAATCGGATAGCCCAGCCGCTGAAGCCCATCTTCGAGCGGGTCGGTACAATTGGCACCGATTATGTCGTATTTATGGTGACGACCGTAGTCCTGCAGAGAGCCCTCGAGCTGCCCCACCTCCTTCGAGCTGAGGCGCAGTGGAAAGCTGTAGGCGTCGCGAAAGCTGTTGCGCTGGAGATAGTCGAGCGTCGGCTCGATGTGCATCCCCTTCGGTGTCCAGGAATAGGTTATCCCATCGATGTCGACGGCAATATGCCCGAGCGAGGATTGCTGCCAGCCATTGGGATCAAAATAGAGAAGCTCGCCAAGCCGCGGTGGCTGCGGAGG